AACGCCGCCATTACCGCCGCCGCTGATACCTTCACCACCGTTACTCTTACCGGATATGAGATCATCAAGCTGGTTCAGATTTCCGATACCGTTATGACTATGAGCATTGCGGCATTTGAAAGCTGGATCGTGAATATGCTTGCCGAGGCTATCGCTCGCAAGATCGAAGATCTGATTATCAACGGCACAGGCACTAACCAGCCGAAGGGCATTGACAAGGCGAACACTTGGGGCGCTACTAATAGCGTATCCGTGGGCGCTTCTGCTTCCCTTACCGCCGCAAACGTACAGGCGTTGATCGGACTTCTGAATGCGGGCTATGACCGTAACGCAAAGTTTTCTATGAGCAAGAAAACCTTGTTCACCGATTTTATGCCCTTGCAGGATAACAGCAAGAACCACATCGTTACCGTACAGGGTAATAATTACTTCGTGTACGGCTATCCCGTTCTTCTGTCTGATTACGTCAAGGATCACGAAGCCTTCTTGGGCGACTTCAAGAAGGTATGCGCGAACCTTGCCGAAAATATCGGCGTGAAGAACGCGTACGATATTAACACTAACAGCTATAAGTATAGCGGTATCGCGATCTTCGATTGCCAGCCCGCTATCGGCGAAGCAATCGTGAAGCTTGTAAAGGCTACTGCTTAATCGGAGGGCTGAACGATGCTTGACAAGGTAAAGCTGGCTTTACGCGTAACCGCGTCGGCGTTCGACGAAGAAGTAACCGACTTGATCGCCGCCGCAAAAGCCGATCTTCGCCTTGTCGGTATTAACGTTCCGGAAGATGAAGAGGGATCGCCCGCGAAAGCCGTGGGCGATCCTTTAATCGAACGGGCGATTATACTTTACGCGAAGGCAGAATTCGGCTACAACGGCGACGGCGAACGTTACCGGAAAGCGTACGATTATTTGAAGTGCGCGTTGAGTTTGGCGGGTGATTACAATGCGGTGGAGTGAACAAATAACGCTGATCGCGTTGAAAGAACCTAACGAAGCGGAGCGCACAAACGAACACGGCTTCCCCGTCGAGAGGGAAGAAACCGCGACGACCGTTTTTGCGGACAAGAAATCCGTAGGGTATTCGGAATTCTACAAGGCGGAAATGGCGGGACACACCGTGGAAATGAAATTCGACGTTCGGGCGTTTGAGTACAGCGGCGAAACGATCGCAGAATATCCCGTTTCGAGCGGGAAACGCTATCGCATTCTTCGCACGTACCTTCACAGCGAAGGCGAAATGATCGAATTGACGCTGGCAGACTTCCCCGAAGTGCAAAGCGCGGCGGCGGAAGGAGGCGGCGACAATGGCGCGATTTAACGTTGTGGGGCTTGATGATATTCAAGAACGAATGCTTCGGCGCGAAAAGGCTACCGAAGAAGCCGTACCCGAAATGCTGAAAGCTGGCGGGGCGGTTATGCAGGAAGCACAACGAAGCGAAATCCTTTCCACATTCCGGAGCGACCGGAGTACGGGCGATCTTGCCGCGTCGATCGTCGTTTCCAAAGTGAAGGAAAAAGACGGCGGAAAGATGGTAGAAGTATATCCGGACGGCACAGACCGTCACGGGGTACGAAACGCTACAAAAGGGTTTGTGCTTCAATACGGGCGAAAGAATATGCCTGCCCGCCCGTGGTTCACGGCGGCAAATACAAAAGCGGCGGACGCAGTAACCGACGAAATGCGCCGCGTATGGGAGGCAAAGCAAAATGAACGTTGATGCACTTTTGAAAACAACGCTTGAAGGGCTGGGCTATCCCGTTGAACGGCTGAAATACGACGGTAAAGCGAAAACCTATATCACGTATCAGCTTGTCGTGGGGCGGGACGTTCACTTTTCAGACGACGAAAACGGCGCGGAGGAATTCACGTACAGGGTTGATATATATTCCCGCGGGGATTATATCGCCTTGATGCGGAGCGCAAAACGGGCATTGAAGGAAGCGGGGTTCTACGGAATTACCTTCGATCCGGAAGTGTTCGAGGAAAACACGGGCTATTATCACGTACCCGTGGAAATCAAGTATATGGAGGTATAACAATATGGCTACAATCGGATTGCGCGATCTTTACCGCGCACCCATTACCACAAGCGAGGACGGAAAGGAAAGTTACGGTACGCCCGTCAAAATGGCGAAGGCTATTTCCGCGGAGCTTTCCGTTGAGATCGCCGAAGCTATCCTTTACGCCGACGACGGCGCGGACGAAGTTGTAAAGGAATTTGTATCCGGCGAATTGACTTTGAACGTCAATGATCTTCTCCCCGCTGACCTTGCCGCCCTTCTTGGTATGAAGCAGGACGCGGACAAGGTTGTTTACGGCGCTGACACCGACGAAGCGCCCTACTTTGCAATCGGCTTCCGCGCGAAGAAATCGGGCGGACAGTATAAGTACATTTGGCTTTACAAGGTGAAGTTTGCTATTCCTTCGGAGAGCTACACCACCAAAGGCGACAGTATCGAATTCACTACGCCCGAAATTACCGGACAGTTTATCAAGCGTCCGGACGGCTTGTGGAAGGCTGAACACGTCGCAGAGCCTACAAACAGCGTTGCCGCGTCTTGGTTTACCAATGTTCGCGAACCTAACAACACTACCACTTAATCAAATATCGAAAGGGGGAAAAGCGGGAGGCTGGAAACGGCTTCCCGCTTATTACTATTATGAGCGCAATTAAAGACGGACGTTTCCCGATCACCCTTGACCGCGAAAGGCACTTGCTTTTCAGTTTGAACGCGATCGACGAAATGCAGGACAAATTCGGCGGCTTTGATCGCCTTGATAAAGTGCTTTCCGGCAAGGATAGCATTAAAAATCTTCGCTGGCTTCTTACCCTTCTTTTGAATGAAGGCGCGGACGAAGGCGAAGAAATGCTTACCGAAAAACAGGTGGGCAAACTTATTCATACAGGAAATTTCCTTGAAGTTAAATCCTCTATCTTCAAGGCGTTTTCGCTGGGAAATAACGGCACAGAAGAGCCGCCCGCGCGCGACGATGAAGAGGACGACGAAGAGGACGACGAAGAGGACACCGACAACGAAAAAAACGCGACCGCGGGCAAGGAATAATCGACCTTGCCCGCCTTCTTTATATCGGCGTAACGCTTCTTCGGTGGAGTGAAGCCGAAGTATGGCGAATGACACCGTATAAGATTTTGACGCTTTTTAGGATACATAAACAATTCAATCCGGATCGCTTCAAGCCGGAAGAGCCGGAAGCCGATATTGATACAGCGTTGGGAGGGTTATAAAGTATGGCGAAAGAAGAACAGATCAAATCGCAAATTATTCTTGAAGGCGAAAAAGAATACCGATCCGCCTGTAAAGATATAAATACTTCCCTTCGCGAAATCAGTTCGGAAATGAAGCTGGCGACGGCTGAATTTGACGACAACGCGAACAGCGCCGAAGCGCTGACACGAAAGCAGGAAGTATTAAAGAAACAGCTTGAAGAACAGGCGAAAAAGGTTGCCGCGGCGGAAGCGGCGTTAAAGAAAATGAAAGAAGCGGGCGTTGATCCTACCGATGCCGCCTTTCAAAAGATGCAAACAAATCTGAACAACACCAAAGCCGAAATGGTGAAAACCGAAAAACAGATTGCAAGCATATCTTCGGAGCTTAAAAGCTCAAAAGTGAATTGGGAAGCCGTAGGCGATACCGTAGGAAAAGTGGGTAAAGCCTTCGGGACGGCGCTTGCGGCGCTGGGTACGGCGGCAGTTGGCGCGGCTTCCGCGCTTGCAGGAATGACCGTATCGGCGGCGGCTTATGCCGACGAAGTGCTGACCGTTGCGACGAATACACATATCGCCGCGGACGATCTACAAAAATATCAATATGCGTTAAACTTCATTGACGGCGATATAAATACGCTTACAAAGACCTTGAAGAAAAATACGCAGATTATGGACGACGCGCGCAACGGCAACGCAGAATATGCGGCGGCGTATGAAAAGCTGGGCGTTTCGATCACCGATACAAACGGAGAGCTTCGCGACGGTGAAACCGTGTATTGGGAGGTTATCGACGCGTTAGGCAAGATCGAGAACGAAACCGAACGCGACGCTATGGCAATGACGCTTTTAGGAAAGAGCGGTACAGAGCTTAACACGATCATTGAAGCGGGTTCGGAGGCATTCAAGGCGCTTGGAAACGAAGCGGAAGCAATGGGCGTTGTTATGTCCGAAGATGCGTTGAACGCGCTGGGCGCGTTTGATGATAAATTGCAGACGCTTAAAGCGGGGCTTTCCGGCTTGAAGAATTCGGCGGCATTGATCGCGCTTCCGTTCCTTGATGATCTTGCGGCGGACGGAATACCGATCCTTGCGGAGTTCTCGAAGGGCATACAGGCGGCAAACGGCGACGTTACAAAGATGGCTGACGTTATCGGCAACGGGCTTTCGGACGTTCTGAACCTTATTGTCGAGAAGTTGCCGGAATTCGTAGAAATGGGCGTTACGATGATTTCTTCCCTTATTTCGGGCATTGTAACGAACGCGCCTACGATCGCAACGGCGGCGGTTCAAATTGTCGAAACGCTGGTAAACGGTATCGCGGAGCTTTTGCCGATGCTGATTGAAGGCGCGGCGCAGTTGATCGTGGGGCTGGCGGAGGGCTTGGGACAATCCTTGCCGACGCTCATTCCGACGATCGTTTCCGTTGTCGTTCAGATCGTGCAAACGCTGATCGATAATATCCCGATGCTGATTGACGCGGCATTACAGCTTATCACAGGGCTGGCGGAAGGCGTTATCGCGGCGATCCCTGTTCTGATCGCGGCGCTTCCGACGCTGATTACAAGCCTTATTGACGGGCTTTTATCCGCGATCCCGCAAATCATTCAAGCGGGTATTGATCTTTTGACCGCGCTTGTTACCGCGCTTCCGGAGATCATAACGGCGATCGTCGCCGCTATTCCGGAGATTATCAACGGCATTATTACGGCGCTTATGGAAAACTTGCCGCTTATCATTCAAGCGGGCATTGATCTTCTTGTCGCGCTGATACAGGCGCTTCCGCAGATCATAACGACGATCGTACAGGCTATTCCGCAGATTATCAGCGGCATTATTGACGCGCTGATCGGGAATATCGATCAAATCATTATGGCGGGCGTTCAGTTGTTCGTAGCGCTGATCGAGAATTTGCCGACGATTATAGTTGAAATCGTGAAGGCTATTCCGCAGATCATAACGGGCATTGTTGAAGCGATCGGAAGTCTTGCGTATAAACTTGTCGAAGCGGGCGGCGACCTTCTCAAAGGCTTGTGGGAAGGTATCAGCGGCGCGGCTTCGTGGTTATGGGATAAAGTGAAGGGCTGGGCTTCCGGACTTGTAGACGGAATTAAAGGCTTCTTCGGCATTCATTCCCCTTCTACCGTTTTCGCCGAAATCGGCGGCAATATGGGCGAAGGCGTAGGCGTAGGCTTTACGGACAGTATGGACGGCGTAGAAAGCGATATGACCGCCGCAATGGGCGGAGCGGGACAGCTTACCGCCGCCGAAGCGGTACGCGCTGTAAACGACGGTATCATAGCGAATATCGAACAGCTTTCCGGAGCAGTAACCGCCATTGTCGAAAAGGTTATAACCGGATTGACGGCACAGGCACAGCGGCTTAATCAAGCCGGACAGGACTTCGACAAGAACATAGCTTCCGGTATGATTGCGGCTATCCCGCAGATTACCGCGAAGATACCACAGATCACACAAAGCATTATTACCGCATTCACGGCACAGCATCAAAAATTCACGTCCGAGGGCGCGAATATTGACAAGAACATAGCTTCCGGTATGGTACAGGGTATTCCCGAAATTACCGCGAAAGTTCCGCAGATCGTACAGCCTATTTTGACGGCGCTTCAATCCTTCGTTGATGAATTCGCCGCGGCGGGTGAAGATATGGTGCGCGGAATTTGGACGGGCTTTCAAAATATGTCCGGCTGGCTTGAAAGCAAGGTTCGCGCAATGATGCGGGAAATCGTGGCGGCGGTTGAAGATGAAATGGAAATCGCGTCCCCGTCGAAGGTTTTTGCGGGTATCGGTGAGTATATGGCGCAAGGACTTGGCGACGGCTTCGGGCGCGAAATGCGGGACGTTGAAAAGACGATCCGCAAGACCACTACGAACGCCGTTCCGACCGTTGAAAGGAACAGCCGCGGAGAGGGACGAAAACAGGGTGCAACGTTCGAGGTAGTGCAAAACATCTACGCGAACGAAACTTCCTACGCCCAGCAACAGCGCGAGGCGGCGCGGCAGTTTAGAATGATTGCGCGGGAGGTAATGGCATAATGAGAATTCAAGAAAAACTTACCTACACGAACGAGCGGGGGGAAAGCATTGTCTTTTCCCCTTCCTCTTCGTATCACGTTAATTTCAAGGACGTTACCGGATTATCGGACGTTCGCAATGCGATTTACTCTACAAACAGTATGGGGCAAGACGGCGATACGTATTTAGGCTATCGCATAGAAAGCCGCGATATTGACATTGTAGGACACATCAAAGAGCGGGACAAGATCGCCGTTCAAGAGTTGCG